AAGGCCGCCGAGAAAGCCGCCGCAGCAATCGACAAACAAGTGAAAGCGCTGCAAGAGCAAGCCGCGACGGTGGGCATGACCACCTCACAAACGGCGCTCTACAAACTCGCTCAAGACGGCGCGACCGAAAGCCAGTTAAAGAGCGCTACCGCCGCGCTCGCTATCGTCGACGCTTACGACAAAAGCCAGAAGGCCATAAAGGACCACACCGAACGCGTCGAGAATTTCAACCGGGTACAAGAGTCGACCTTTACCGATGGGCAGAAACTTTTAAACGACTATCAAACGTCGGTCGAAACCCTTCGGAAATCGCTCAACGCTGGCGACATCGACCAAGCGCAATACGACAACGTGATGGATGGCCTCGATAAAGGGCTATCGAAATCGCAAGACAAGCTTGCGGAAACCAAGGACATCATGAGCGTGTTCGCCGACGAGGCCGCGCGCAACATGCAAGGCGCGTTCGCCGATTTCCTGTTTGATCCGTTCGCCGATGGCGTCGGCGGCATGGCCGCCAACTTCGGGAAAGTCATTCAACGAATGATCGCCGAGGCCGCCGCCGCTCAACTTATGGATTCTCTTTTTGGTGCGATTAGCAAGGACACCGGGAGCCGTGGCGGTGGGCTGATTTCGGCCGGGCTTAGTGCGGCCGGGTCTTACTTCGGATTCGCTGGCGGGAAGGCGGTCGGCGGTCCGGTTGAGGCCGGCAAGCTGTACGAGGTTGGCGAGAACAACGCGCCCGAAATGTTCATGTCAAACGGCCGTCAATACATGATCCCCGGCAATAGCGGGAGCATCAAACCGCAAGGCATGAGCGGCGACCGCAGTACACAGATTTTCAATATCAACACGCCCGACGCGAATTCCTTTCGCGCCTCTCAGCGGCAAATCGCCCGCCGCGCCAAACAACAATTGAGCCAATCATGAGCCGATTCATCGACCTGTATCTAGATCGTTGCGTGCCCGGCTATCCGTGCATGAGTTCGCCGCGCTGGTCGACTTCGATCACGCATTCAGACTCAGGTGCCGAGCAGGCGAACCAGCGGTGGGAACATCCGCTACACCGCTACACCTTGCCCGAGGCCGTGCGCGATCACGACGTATACGAGGCCGTGCGCGATCACTGGTTGATCACGCGCGGGCCGTTGCGATCTTTCCCGTTTCGCGACCCGCTCGACTTCGCGTCGTGTCCACTGGACCGGCCGAACTTTGTCCCGCCGATCACCTTTAGCGATCAGGTATTAGGCACGGGCGACGGCGTCACCGTGTCGTTCCAGCTCGTCAAGAAATACACGCGCGGCGCGGAAAGCTACACGCGCAACGTCGCACACCCGGTCGTGTCGTCCGTAATCGTTTCGATTGATAACACCGACCCGACGTTGTGGGTGCTGCCGCTAACCCCGATCACTTGGACCGTCGACCGCTCGACCGGCGTTGTCACGTTTAGCGCTCCGCCCTATCCGGGGGGTGTCGTGCGTGCCGGCTTCCTTTACGACGTCGAGGTTCGATTCGAATCCGACGAGTCCTTTGATGGGCTCCTAAAAGACTACGGCGTGTCGGGTTTTGCCGACTTGGTACTGATCGAAATTCGACCCTGTTAAGAGGTGATCTATGGCTCTGCTTTGGTGTGATGGCTTTGACCATTACGGCACGTCAACAACTAAAATGCTTGACGGTGCGTGGGCCGAGGTCGGCGGACAAGTCGCCATCTCGACCGTTAATCCTCGTACCGGAACGAACCACATTCGCCAGCAAGGCGGCACGACTGCCTCAACCACCAACATTCGCCGCGTCTTGGGCGGCGCGAAAACGACTGTCGGTGTCGGCGGTGCGTTTTACTATCCGGCCTTGCCTACCGGCAACAACGTACAGCGGCTGTTTCAATTCAACGACGCGACGAATACGAATCAGATTTCTATTGTCGTCCAGTCGACCGGGACTATCGAAGCGTTTCGCGGTCCCGCTACAACTTCCCTCGGCGTTACCGCGACGCCGGTTATCGTCGCCAACGCATATCAGCACGTCGAGGCCATCGTCTTTTTTAGCCAGACCGTCGGGACGATTGAGGTCCGCGTTAACGGTGTAACCGTCCTGAGTTTGAGCGCACAAGATACCTGCGCCACATCCCTAGTTGAGTGCAGCCAAGTTCTAATTGGCGGCGGTATCGGCGGGACAAACCAATTCTCGCAAACCGACCTCGACGACATTTTCTGTTACGACAATACGTCGAGTTACAACAACACGTTTATTGGCGACCGCCGCGTCTTGACTCTGTTCCCTGACGCCAACACCGCTACCGCCGACTGGACCGCCGTAGGTGCTGCGTCCGGTTATCTGTGCATCGACGAGGCGAGCCCCAACGACGATACGGATTACATCACCGCCGCCACCGCTGGCCTTGTGTCTCAGTTTGGTTTGCAGAATTTGCCGGGCGGGATTTCGGTAGTGAACGCCGTTGTGATGGTTGAGCGTGCGCGCAAGACCGAGGCCGGTACAGCAAACACGAAAGTGTCGATTGTGTCCGGGGCGTCGACCACGGCCGGCGCCGACAAACCATTGACTGAGGTTTACACCTACCGTCAGGACGTGTTTCAAACCGACCCGGCCAGCGCCGCACCGTTTACCGTGTCCGATGTTAACGGCCTGCAATTCAAGGTAGAGCGCACCGCATGACCGTCTACGCGACTAGCTTTGGCTCCGACACCACCGGGGCGGCGCCGGCAAACTGGACTCAGCGCTGGACGACAACGGGCTCGACGTGGACGGTACAAGCGAGCACACCGACAACCCAAGGCAAGTATTTACAGCACACCCGGACGACCACGTTTTATCGCTTGCTGTCGTGGAACGATGTCGACGCAGACGCGAACCGGGATAACGGCGAAATCTTTGTGCGGTGGCGCACCAGCGCTTACACGTCGCCGTATCAGGTGTGGTTAATTCTGCGCGGCTCGGGTAGTGGCGGCTCTGAAACCGGGTATGTGTTTTACAACATTTCCGACACTCAGTTTCGCGTGTCGAGTCTGTCGGCCGGGACGCTGACCACCATCGCGACGTTCAATTTCACTTATGTCGGTAGCGTCTTTCTCGGCCTACGTTTTCGCGTCAACGGAACGACGATCAAGGCCAAGGTATGGAACAGCCAGATAGACCCCGAGCCGGCCGCGTGGAACGTCGACACCACAAACGCCGCGATTAGTGGCGTCGGCTGGATCGGCGTCGGTAACTGGGCCACGACCGGGACACAAGACTTTGACGACGTAGCGGTCGGCACCAATGGCGACACGGCGGTGTTTCCAACATCGTCAGCGGTCAACGATACGCAAGCCGCGCTCCTCGTCTTGGGTGCCGGCGACGGAATGCGCTCGACACAACTCGCCGCGCTGGTGATCGGTGGCCCGGCGCCGAACATTCGCGAAACGCAGTTCGCCGCGCTGGTGATGGCTCAGCCGCTGGCGCCGATGCGTGTAACGCAATTCGCCGCGCTGCCGCTGGTGGAATTTTTCGCCGCTACCCCCGTCACCCAAATGACTGCGCTTGTGCTCGCGGACATGGTTCCGTGTAACACGCAATGGGCGCAGACGTGGACGATTACCCGTGTCGACGGGACGGTGTTTGCGTTCACTTCGCTCGACCGGCCGTTAACGTTCCGGGGGGTGGTGCATACCCCGTGTGCCAGCTTGAGCGCCACCGCGACCGAGCAGTCGACGACCATCGGCCAGAACGGGAACATGGAACTACTCGGGATCATTTCCGACTCGGGCATCAGCGAACAGGAACTCTACAACGGCCTGTTCGATTTCGCCCGCTTCGAAATCTGGATGGTTCCGTGGCTGAACCATGGCGGCGAGACGCCGTTTCGTTTGATGGCTGGCACCACCGGCACCATGAGCCACGGCGTTGACGGGTTCAAGTTTGAGGTGTTGACCGCCTCGGCCAATCTGCGCCAGCGCGGGCTAATGGAAGTCTTCACGGCGTCGTGCCGGTACGGCTTCGGCTCGACACTTGACGCGCGGTGTCCGGTCGATCTGGCCGCGATCACCGTCACCGGGTCGGCGACTTCGACAGCGGTGCCGGCCGCCAGCAACACGGCAACGCGGCGGATTCTGATCGACAGTTCACGCGCCGAGGCGGCCGGGTATTTCGACCTAGGCATTCTGACCTTCGACAGCGGCGCCAACGCCGGGGCATCGAGCGAAATCAAACGGTTCGAGGGCGGCGTGTTTGTGCTCTGGTCGCCACTGCTGTTCCCGATTGAAGTCGGCGACACATACCACGCGACACCCGGTTGCAACAAATCCCCGGATGATCACATGCGGTTCAATGCCGACATGATCGATTTCGGCGGTTTCCCTGACGTGCCCGGTTCCGATTCCATTAACCAATTCCCAGACGCCAAGGGGTAACTATGCGCGAGCAAATCGTAAGCGAGGCGCGGCGCTGGCTCGGGACGCCGTACCACCATCAAGCCGCGTTGTGTGGTGTCGGGGTGGATTGCGTCGGGTTGATTCGGGGCGTCGGTCATACGACCGGCGCACTGCCCGAAGACGCCGAGGCGTGGGCACGGTTCGGCGGTTATAGCCGGGTGCCCAACCCGCGCCGGATGGGTGAAGGGATGCGCCAATTTTTGCGACCGCTCGCCCGTGATCCGCAAGACGGCGACATCGCTTGGCTCGAATGGCGTACCGATCTGCCGATGCACCTCGCGATTCTGGCGAGTGACCACCGGGGCGGCGCGACGTTGATTCATTCGTACAGCGAGGCGGGCGGGGTGGTTGAACACGGTCTGACGCCCGAGTGGTTGGCCCGTGTCAAAAGCTGGTGGTGTTATCCAAACGTTGAGGGCCAAGTATGAGCAGCGTCGGCCAAGTCGTTGGCGGGGTAGTCGGTGCCGTTATCGGCTTNTTTGTCGGCGGCGGTCCGGCCGGGGCGATCTACGGCGCACAAATCGGGATGACGGTTGGCGGGATTGTCGACCCACCGGACGGCCCGCAACTCGAAGGGCCGCGCCTGCAAGATAAACAAATCATCGTTTCAACTTACGGCAATGCTATTCCCCTGATTTACGGTGCCGAGAATCGGTGTAGCGGCAATGTGATTTGGTCGACCGGACTTCTTGAAACCTCAGAAGAGGAGGAGTCAGGCGGCGGCAAGGGTGGCGGTGGTGGTGCAACCACTACGACCTATAGCTACCGCGTGAGTTTCGCCCTAGCGATGGGCGCCGGGACGATGGTTGGCGTTAATCGTATTTGGGCAAACTCGAAACTGATCTATGACGCGACCGGGATTTCGGTTCCAGCTGTCGACCCGGTGAACGGGCAAATCGTCACCAAGGCGATGGGCACCCATTCAGTAATGGAAGAGATGCACTTTTGGCCGGGCTCGGCGGTGCAGATTGCCGACCCTTGGATTCAGTCCTTTGCGGCGGACACACCGGCTTACCGGAACGTTTGTTACATCGTGTTCAAGGATTTGCAGCTTGCCGACTTCGGCAACCGGTTGCCTAACATCGAGGTCGAAATCGCCGGGAGCGCTGTCACCAACGTGGCGGCGGTGGTGCATGACATCGCGCGGCGTGTGGGTGTGCATGACATTTCGGTCACTGGGCTTAATGACGAATTGCGCGGTCTGGTGATCGCGCGGTCGGTACAGGCCAGCGGTGCGCTGACCCCGCTCGCCGTCGCGTTCAATTTCGACATGGCCGAACAAGCCGGGCAAGTCCGTTGCGTGAAGCGTGGCGCCGGGATGAAGGGGGTTATCCCGGTCGGGGATATGGGCGCTGTGCAGGGGGCGGACAACGCGACCGAGCCGGCGCGCTTCAAAG